TTACCAGATGTATATACTGGCGCACCTAATAGAGTAGAACGATATCTACAATATGATACCATGGATATGGACAGTGAAGTCAATGCCGCATTGGACATACTAGCAGAATTTTGCAGTCAGACTAATAAACAAAATAATACACCATTTACACTATTTTTTAGATCCAAAGCCACTAATTCAGAAGTTACTGTACTACGCGAATACTTACAACAGTGGTGCAAACTGCAAAATTTTGAAACTAGAATTTTCAGAATTGTTAGAAACGTATTCAAATATGGCGATAGTATATTTGTTCGTGATCCTGAAACTAAAAAATGGTTTCACATCGATCCAGGCAAGCTAACCAAAATAATTGTTAACGAAAGCGAAGGCAAAAAGCCTGAACAGTATGTAATTAGAGATTTAAATCCTAATTTTCAAGAGCTAACTGTAACCACTATTAATCCTAACACTGTTAATACAAATAACAGAGGTACTGCATATATAGCAGGAGGTGCAGCAGCAAGAGGCCAGGCTAGTGCTTATCCAATTAGTCCAGGCACACGATTTCAAAATAACGAAAACGAACTTGCAGTTGATGCAAAACACGTAATTCATCTAAGTTTAAGCGAAGGATTGGATAACAATTATCCGTTCGGCAATAGTCTGTTAGAATCTGTTTTTAAAGTTTACAAACAGAAAGAATTATTAGAAGATGCTATTATTATCTATCGTATTCAACGTGCCCCTGAGCGTAGAATATTCTACATTGATGTAGGAAACATGCCCAGTCACTTGGCTATGAGTTTTGTGGAGCGAGTGAAAAATGAAATACATCAAAGAAGAATTCCTTCTGCTGTTGGTGGCGGTACTAATGTTATTGACTCAGCCTATAATCCTTTATCAATCAATGAAGATTACTTCTTTCCACAAACCGCAGAAGGTCGTGGAAGTAAAGTAGAAACTTTGCCCGGCGGAACAAATTTAGGCGAAATAGACGATTTAAAATATTTTACAAATAAATTATTTCGAGGATTACGTATTCCTAGTAGTTACCTGCCTACCGGAGCAGACGATAGTCAAAGCCAGTACAATGATGGCAGAGTAGGTACTGCATATATTCAAGAACTGCGATTCAACAACTATTGCGAAAGACTTCAAAGTCTAATGCAAGAAGTTTTTGATAAAGAATTTAAACTTTATCTAAATGACCGAGGACTTAATATTGACAACAGTCTGTTTGAACTTAAATTTAATCCTCCACAAAATTTTGCAGCAACTAGACAAAGCGAATTAGACACTGCACGAGCTCCAACATATCAAACACTTTCTCAAATACCGACTATTAGCAAACGTTTTGCTATGAAAAGATTCTTAGGGTTGTCTGAAGAAGAAATAGCAGAAAACGAACGCCTATGGAGAGAAGAAAATGGTAAAGCAGAAACACAAGCTTCAGAAAGCGGCGCAGAATTACGCGGCGCAGGCATAAGTCAAGCCGGTATAAGCAGTGATTTAGGCATAGCTTCTGATGCAGCAGTACCTCCTCCACCTGGCGGAGAAGCTGCACCTGAAGGAGCAGGAGCAAGTCCAGTAGGCGGTGCCGCTCCTGCTGCTCCTCCAGTATAAATATTAATATGATATTACGTGAATTATTTTATGCAGATAAAGATACTAGGGCAGTAGCCATGGATCTAAAATACAATCCCGAAAAAGATTCTACACAGTTAGAACGGTCAGATACACGTAAAACACGACTAACTTTAAGACAAATAAATGAACTTCGTAAAGCTAGCGAAGCACATTTGCTTGAACAAGAGAGAGAATTAGAACTAATACAATCAATGTATTTCACTCCACCAGCACCTCCAGTATAATTAATCATAAAAGGATTAGTATGCGATGTTTTGTGCTCGGCAACGGTCGTAGTCGACTGAATTTAAAATTAAATCAACTTAAAAGATACGGCAAAGTGTATGGCTGTAATGCTCTTTATAGAGAGTTTGAACCTGATTATTTGATAGCTGTAGATCCAAAAATGGTTGTAGAAATAGAAAAATCTGGATATCAATTAACACATGAAGTGTGGACTAATCCTAATCAAAAGTACAGAAGTTTTACGGGATTCAAGTATTTCAATCCAAGTTTAGGATGGAGTTCTGGACCTACTGCACTGGATCTTGCTATAAAAAACGGAGCTACTGAAGTTTATATCTTCGGGTTTGACTTTGTAGGTATGAACGGATTATTGAACAATGTGTATGCCGATACTACCAACTATAGAAAAAGTTCAGACACTGCTACGTATTACGGAAATTGGCAAAGACAAACAGAACAAGTGATAAAACAAAACTGGAGGGTAAAATTTTATCGAGTAATCACAGATGATTTCTTTAACCCAGAATGGATTTACCCAAATTTTAAACATATGAAATACGAAGAATTTTACAGACAACTACCAACATTTAATCAAATCGCGTAAAAAAACACTATTATCGAGTGTTTTTAACAATTAATTGTAAATATAATTTGACAGCCTTACATCTTTATAGGAGAAAACTATGACTGATCGATCAAAATTCGAGCAGATGCTCGAGCATCTTGTTAACGAAGACCAAGAAGCAGCTAAAGAAATTTTTCACCAAATCGTAGTAGAAAAATCCCGCGAAATCTACGAAACTATCCTAGCGGAAGAATTTGACGAAGTAGAAGAAGAAAAAGAAGAAGACGATGAAGAAGTAGAAGAAGCCATGCACGATGATGACGAAGAAGTCGAAGAAGATTTTGCTTTCGGTGAAGGCGACGACGATTCTGATGCTATCGGCGGCGACCCAACTGACGACATGATCGGTGATATCGATTCCGAAGAAGGAGACGATATGGACATGGGCGACGAAGAAGGATCGGATGATCTAGAAGATCGTGTAATGGATTTAGAAGATGCAATGGACGAGTTACGTGCGCAGTTTGAAAAAGAACTAGGCGGCATGGGTGACGACGACATGGGCGACGACATGGACATGGGTGATGATGATATGGACATGGGCGGTGACGATATGGGAAAAGACATGAAAATGTCCATGGCAGATGACGTAAGTTTTATGCGTGAATATGTAGAAAAAGTTGGCGGCGCTGATTATACCAAGTATGGAAAAATGGGCGACGACGGTGTAAACACAAAAAGTATCGTAGCAGGTAAGAACGATATGGGTGGAACTACAGCAAATATCCTTGGTGGCGGCGAAAGCACATCCGGTGGCACCAAAGGAGGCCTTGCTAATCCTTCGACTAAAGAAGATAATGCAGGTAATGTAAATGTTCCAGGTGGTAAAGCAGGTGTAAAGCATCTTAAAAAAGTAAGCACACCAGCTGGCGGCGATGACGGCGACAAAGGTGCAGGTAGTCCTTTAAACGGCGTTAAAAGTCGTGCAAAATAAGGTTAATTGATGAGAACACTTCGTGAAAACCTGAGTTTCGACCAAGCAAAAATGGTCATCGAGTCCGACGAAGCGCAAGGGGGCAAGTCTCTTTATCTTAAAGGGATTTGCATTCAAGGCGATAAGAGGAATCAAAATCAAAGAGTTTATCCTGCAAGAGAGATTGCTAGGGCTGTCAAGACCCTGAACGATCAAATTGCTGGCGGCTATTCAGTTTTAGGCGAAGTGGATCATCCAGATGACCTAAAAATAAACTTAGATCGTGTGTGCCATATGGTTACAGATATGTGGATGGATGGTGCAGACGGTCATGGAAAATTAAAAATACTCCCAACACCAATGGGCGAACTAGTGAAAACTATGTTACAGGCCGGCGTGAAGTTGGGAGTATCATCTAGAGGATCGGGTGATGTAGATCACGACGGTCATGTAAAAGACTTTGAAATCATCACAGTGGATGTGGTGGCTCAACCTAGTGCTCCGGGAGCATATCCTACACCAATTTATGAACACCTTATGAATTATCAAGGTGGTTATAGAAGCTTACGCATAGCGAAAGAAGTTCAGGATGATCCAAAGGCGCAGAAGTATCTTAAAGAAAGCTTATTAAAAATAATAAGCGGACTCCAAATTCT